CCAAGCCCATCTACGCCGCGCAAGTGGCGATCTACCAAGCCTATCTCGAACTGCACGAGCACCCGGCGATCTTCACGGCGCTCAACGCCGACACGATGGAGATCTACACCGAGCTCGTGCCCTTTGACGCTCAACTTGCCCAGCGCATGTCAGACCGGGCGGTGAAGGTCATCACGGCGACCGAGGCGGGAGAGCTTCTGCCGCGCGCCTTCAATGACCCGACCCACTTCGAATGCCGGATGTGCGCGTGGCAAGACCGCTGCTGGAGGACGCAAGCATGAGTCCCAACACACAGGAACCGATGATCGATGGCCGCGAGGCTGCCAGTGCGATGCGTCTGCCGTACTACTGGTTCCGCGATCCAACGGCACGCGCGCAGCACCGAATTCCCCATTACCTGCTGGGTGGGCTGGTGCGCTATCGCCTGTCCGAGCTGGCCGCGTGGGCGGCGCGTAGCAACGCAGTGCAGGGCCACGGTGTAGACCTCGACGCGGCATCTGGCCAGGAGGATGTCGATGCTTGACTTCAACGACACCCAACAACCAGCCGAACCCCGGCGAATCTTTGATGACCGCGAGCGCGAAGCACTGCGCGCCGACCTGCTCGCACGCATTGAATCCGTTCTGATCACCTTGTTCCCGGCAGGTAAAAAGCGCAGGGGCAAGTTCCTGATCGGCGACGCACTGGGCAGCCCCGGCGACAGCCTGGAAGTGGTGCTCGATGGCGAGAAGGCTGGACTGTGGACGGATCGCGCGACTGGCGATGGCGGCGATATCTTTTCGCTGATCGCCGGACATTTAGCGCTATCTATCCACACCGACTTCAATCGTGTGCTTGATGCCGCCGCCGATTTGCTCGGTAGGGCCCGAGAAAAGCCTACGCGCAAGGCCAGCAAGAAGGACGTGCCGGTCGACGAACTCGGCCCCGCCACCGCGAAGTGGGACTACCTCGACGCGCAAGGCCATCTCATCGCCGTCGTCTACCGCTACGACCCGCCCGGGCAGAAAAAGCAGTTCCGCCCTTGGGATGCCAAGCGCCGCAAGATGGCTCCGCCTGATCCGCGCCCGCTCTACAACCAGCTGGGCATGACCAATGCCGCGCAAGTGGTGCTGGTCGAAGGCGAAAAATGCGCGCAGGTCTTGATCGACGCGGGCATCGTGGCCACCACCGCGATGCATGGCGCGAACGCGCCGGTCGACAAGACCGACTGGTCGCCGTTGTCCGGCAAGACTGTGCTGATCTGGCCCGACCGCGACAAGCCGGGCTGGGAGTACGCGACGCAGGCAGCACAGGCCCTCCTGTCGGCGGGTGCGAAGTCCTGCCACATCCTCTATCCGCCCGAGGAGGCTGCCGAGGGCTGGGACGTGGCGGACGCCATCGCCGAAGGCTTCGACGTCGCCACCTTCCTCACCCATGGCCCGCGCCTGCAGATGCACGACGTGGCCGACGACGTCGATCCGGTGGTCAGCAGCGACGAATCCGTCTGGGGCACGGAGGACGCGTTGGCACTGGCCTTCACCCGCCGTTACCACCGCGACTGGCGCTACGTGGCGGCTTGGGGCAAGTGGCTGGTGTGGGACGGGCAACGCTGGCGCACCGAGGACACGTTGGCCGCCACCGACCTGATCCGCAGCGTTTGCCGCCAGACGGCGGTACGGGCAGACAACCCCAAGATCGCGGCAAAGCTCGCCAGCGCCAGCACGGTCGGCGGCGTGGAACGATTGGCGCGTGCGGATCGCAGGCACGCGGCCACCACGGACGAATGGGACGCCGATCCGTGGCTGCTCAACACACCGGGCGGCGTGGTCGATCTCAAGACCGGTCGCAAACGCCCGAACGACCGCGCCGACCGGATGACCAAGATCACCACCGCCACGCCGGGTGGCGACTGCCCGCAATGGATGGCATTTCTGTCCGACATCGCGGGCGGCGACGTTGATCTGCAGTCCTACCTGCAGCGGATGGTCGGCTACTGCCTGACTGGCGTCACCAGCGCCCACGCGCTGTTCTTCCTGTACGGCACCGGTGCCAACGGCAAGAGTGTGTTCGCCAACGTCATCAGCACCATCCTCGGCGACTACGCCGCCACGGCGTCGATGGACACCTTCGTCGAAACCCGTGGCGACCGCCATCCGACCGATCTGGCAGGCCTGCGCGGCGCGCGCTTCGTGACGGCCATCGAAACCGAGCAAGGTCGTCGCCTGAACGAATCCAAGGTCAAGGCCATCACCGGCGGCGACAAGATCTCCGCGCGCTTCATGCGCCAGGACTTCTTCGAGTACACGCCGCAGTTTAAGCCGGTGATTGTCGGCAACCACAAACCGGCCATCCGCAACATCGACGAAGCGATGAAGCGGCGCATGCACATGATCCCCTTCACGGTGACGATCCCGCCCGAGCGGCGCGACGGTCGCCTGACCGAGAAGCTGCTGGCCGAGCGCGATGGGATTCTGGCGTGGGCCGTGGCGGGATGCCTTGCGTGGCAGCGCGAAGGCCTGAAGCCACCCGCCTGCGTGGTGTCGGCGACCGAGGAGTATTTCGAATCCGAGGATGCGCTTGGCCGTTGGCTCGACGAACGCTGCGTGCGCGAGCCGAACGCCAAGTCACTGACCGCCGAGCTGTTCACCGACTGGAAGCACTGGGCGGAAACAACGGGCGAGTTCATCGGCTCGCAACGACGCTTTTCCGATCTGCTGATCACACGCGGGATTGAGAAGTGGCGCAACGGCGTAGGCGTGCGTGGGTTTCGAGGTATCGACCTCAAGTACCCGCCAGCGCCTTCTTACACCCCCTACGCGGACAACTGACCCCATGAAATTCAAGCCGTCTGACACATCGGACGCATTTGAACGTAAGTCTCTATACGCGCGTACGCGCGCGCCTCACGGAGAGTTACGTCAAGCTGCGCCCGATGCGTCAGACCGGCCCAACAGGACTGACACCATGACCACCACCATCCTTGCCCTCGACCTGGGCACCACTACCGGCTGGGCGCTGCGCGGCAGCGACGGCCACATCACCAGCGGCTCCGAGAGCTTCCGGCCGCAGCGATTTGAAGGCGGCGGCATGCGCTTTCTGCGCTTCAAGCGCTGGCTCACCGAGATCAAGCAGTCCTGCGACGGCATCGATTGCCTGCACTTCGAGGAAGTCCGTCGCCACGTCTCGACCGATGCGGCCCACGCCTACGGCGGATTCCTGGCCACGCTCACCGCGTGGTGCGAGTACCACCAGATCCCGTATCAGGGCGTGCCGGTTGGCACGATCAAGAAGCACGCCACCGGCAAGGGCAACGCGGGTAAGGAGGACGTGATCGCTGCTATCCGTGCGCGCGGCCACGCCCCGGTCGATGACAACGAAGCCGATGCGCTGGCACTGCTGCATTGGGCCATCCAGACGCAGGAGGTGTGAGATGAAGATTCCTACACCTCAATACCGCTGCCCCCTCGGGCGGCTGCAGCCCGACGTGCAGGACGTGGACGCCATCAAGCAACGTGGCTGGCGCGACCAGCACATCCTTGTAGTCAACGCTGACGATGAACGCCTCGACTGGATGGAGCGCGAACTGGTACGCCAGATCGGCGAGCGCCTCTACGGCACGGGAGGACGGCGTCATGGCTGACCGTCACACGATCTGGACGATTGAGGATGTGGCCGCCCGGTTCGAGGAAGCCGCCAGTACCGGGCGACGCCTGCCACCCGTGCGGGAGCAGGGCTACTTCAACTGCTGGCCTGCCATCGTGCGCCGGGAGTGGGAGACGTTCTCTGCTGATGAGAAGCTCTACCGCCCATTCCCGCCCGCGCCGGATGCCATCGACCGGATGCTGGAAACGATGCAATGGGTGCAGTGGCTGGAGGTCGAGCAGCGTCATCTGGTGTGGATGCGCGCCAAGCGCTACGGCTGGCGGGACATCACGATTCGTTTTGCCTGCGACCGGACGACGGCGTGGCGACGCTGGCAGAAGGCGTTGCAGACGGTGGCTGACCAGCTCAACGTAGGAATGTCACGCTGCGCGCACAGTGAACACGCTGCGCGCAACGTGTATTGACAATCCGTTGTCCAACTTCCTGAGCAACGTAGGGTAATGCGTTGATGGATTGTCCCTGTTTTGTGGGGTTTGTCCTTTTTGCGACTCGGATGGGGCGCAACAAAACAGCCCGATCAGGGGTAGTATTTCAGCTATCTTCTGGACAGCGGTGACGGCAAGCGAAGCGGCCCAAGGCAAAAGGGGTCCTTCCTGGCCAAACTCCCATGCGGGGGGCGCGAGCGCGACGCTTTTTTAGCGTCAGGGCGCGGGCAAGGTTACCAGTCGGTCAGGTTACCGGCCCTGGTTACCACCCCAAGGCGCGGTTACCACACCACCAGAATCTTCATTCATCCAACCCGCCCGGCGGCAACGCTCGGCGGGTTTGCTTTTGGGATTTCCACTTTGAACACGCTCAACGTCGAATACCGCAAGGTCGAGGCGCTGATTCCCTACGCCCGCAATCCGCGCACGCACGCCGAGGGTCAGATCGCCAAGATCGCGGCCAGCATCGTCGAGTACGGCTGGACGAACCCGATCCTGGTCGATGGCGACAACGGCATCATCGCCGGGCACGGGCGTCTGGCCGCTGCCCGCAAGCTGGGGCTGGATCAGGTGCCGGTGATCGAACTGGCGCACCTGAGCGTCGCGCAGAAGCGCGCACTGGTGATCGCGGACAACCGACTGGCACTTGATGCGGGTTGGGACGAGGAAATGCTGGCGCTGGAACTGGCCGACCTGTCCGAGTCCGGGTACGACCTTGCGCTGACCGGTTTCGAGGATGCCGAGATCGAGGCGCTGCTCGCCGGTGATGTGCTGGACGTCGAACCTGATACCGAGGCGGAAGCAGACGCTGACGAGCAGGACGCTGCGGACGACGTGCCCGACGCTCCCGTCGTGGCAGTGTCCCGTCCGGGCGACGTTTGGGCCATCGGTGCGCACCGCCTGATCTGCGGCGATGCCACCGACCGAGCCGTGGTCGCTGCGCTGATGCAAGGCGATACCGCGCGCCTGTGCTTCACCTCGCCGCCCTACGGCAACCAGCGCGACTACACCTCGGGCGGCATTACCGATTGGGATGGCTTGATGCGCGGCGTATTCGCGCACCTGCCGATGGCGGACGACGGCCAGGTGCTGGTCAATCTGGGTCTGATCCACCGTGACAACGAAGTGATCCCGTATTGGGATGCGTGGCTCGGCTGGATGCGCCAGCAGGGGTGGCGGCGCTTCGCGTGGTACGTGTGGGATCAGGGGCCGGGGATGCCCGGCGACTGGGCAGGACGCTTCGCCCCGAGCTTCGAGTTCGTTTTCCACTTCAACTGCGAGGCCCGCAAGCCCAACAAAATCGTGCCCTGCAAGCACGCCGGGCAGGAATCGCACCTGCGCGCCGATGGATCAAGCACCGCGATGCGCGGCAGGGACGGCGAAGTCGGCGGCTGGACGCACAAGAGCCTGCCGACGCAAGACACGCGCATCCCCGACAGCGTGATCCGCGTGATGCGCCACAAGGGCAAGATTGGTCAGGACATCGACCACCCCGCTGTGTTCCCGGTCGCGCTGCCGGAGTTCGTGATCGAGGCCTACAGCGACGCTGGCGACATCGTGTTCGAACCCTTCGGCGGCAGCGGCACCACGATGCTGGCGGCCGAGCGCACGGGCCGCGTCTGCCGCAGCGTGGAAATCGCGCCGGAGTACGTGGACGTCGCCATCAAACGCTTCCAGCAGAATCATCCCAGCGTGCCGGTCACGCTACTGGCAACAGGCCAATCGTTCGACCAGGTCGCCGCAGAGCGCGCCAGCACTGTTGATGCCGAGGTGATGGCATGAACTGGCTGGCCGACAAGATCGAGCAGTGGCCAACCGCCAAGTTACTGCCCTACGCCCGCAACGCGCGCACCCACTCCGAGGAGCAGGTGGCGCAGATCGCCGCCAGCATCGCGGAGTTCGGCTTCACCAATCCGATCCTCGCAGGCAGCGACGGCATCATCGTCGCGGGTCACGGACGGCTCGCCGCAGCCCAGAAACTCGGGCTGGAGATCGTGCCGGTGGTCGTGCTGGATCACCTGACGCCAACGCAGCGTCGCGCACTGGTCATTGCGGACAATCGCATCGCTGAGAACGCGGGCTGGGACGACGCGATGCTGCGCATTGAACTGGAAGCCTTGCAGCTGGACGGCTTCGACCTCGACATCACCGGTTTCGACGCTGATGCGCTGGCCGAACTGATCGCGGGCGACGAGCCGGACAACGAAGGCCAGACCGATGAGGATGCGGTGCCGGAGGTCGGCGAGACGCCGATTTCCCGTCCGGGCGACGTCTGGGTGCTGGGCCCACACCGACTGCTGTGCGGCGACTCGACCTTGGCCGAGAGCTACGATCAACTGATGCAAGGCGAAGTGGCGGACATGGTCTTCACCGACCCGCCGTACAACGTGAACTACGCCAACAGCGCCAAGGACAAGATGCGCGGCAAGGATCGCGCGATCCTGAACGACAACTTGGGCGACGGGTTCTACGACTTCCTGCTGGCGGCATTGACGCCCACCGTGGCGCATTGTCGGGGCGGGATTTACGTAGCGATGTCATCCAGCGAACTGGATGTGCTGCAGGCGGCCTTCCGCGCCGCTGGTGGCAAGTGGTCGACCTTCATCATCTGGGCCAAGAACACCTTCACGCTGGGCCGTGCCGATTACCAGCGCCAGTACGAGCCGATCCTCTACGGCTGGCCCGAGGGGGCGACACGCCACTGGTGTGGCGACCGCGACCAGGGCGACGTCTGGAACATCAAGAAGCCACAGAAGAACGATCTGCACCCGACGATGAAGCCGGTGGAGTTGGTCGAGCGCGCGATCCGCAATTCGAGCCGCCCTGGCAACGTGGTGCTCGATCCCTTCGGTGGCTCAGGAACGACGGTGATCGCCGCCGAGAAGTCAGGCCGCATTGCGCGGCTGATCGAACTCGACCCCAAGTACGTGGACGTGATCGTGCGCCGGTGGGAGGAGTTCACCGGCAAGCAGGCTATCCGCGAGGCGGCAGACCAGGAAGTGTGCGCCAGTTGAATCCGCGCGCAGGCGCTTTGGTTTCTTCTTCCTCGGCGATGCGCCGCAGGATTTGCATGGTGGTGAGATCGCGCGGCAGCGCCAAGCACATCACGCGCACGGCCTGTTCGATGGAGACATCCGGACGCCGGTTGGCAATCAGCCAACGCAGCGCCTGTTCGCGTTCGGCGGCGGGCGTGTTCATCAGGCGGCCTGCTCGTCGCAGATGTCGCAGTGGATCACAAAGCCCGTCAGGTAAGGCAGCCCGCGCGGGATGCCATAGTCCTTGCTGGTCTGGCGGCCAATCGTCCAGCCCATCCAGCGCCCGGTGGCTGCGTTGACGGCGTCCTGCAGGGTCTTGCCGTCAAAGAGTCCGTTCTGCACGTCGTCGGCAAAGTGGCGACCGTGGCGGCTGTCGAGGAAGATGCGCACCGATTCGAGGGGCTGGACGGTGGCGTCCGAGATGGCGGTCATGGCCTGCGGCCACGCGGTTTCGGCGTGCTCGTTCATCGTGCCCCAAAAGCCCCAGTCGGTGTTTTGGGTAGCGGGGATGTGGTTGGTGGTCATGGTGCTTTCTCCTTCGGGTTGATCGTTGCGACACCCGTAGTAACGCGCTGTCCGGTAGAGAAGCCAAGCTGTTCCTGGCTTCTTTCTCGATCAATTTCGATCACCCGAGACGGGCCACGTAGCGGGCATAGTCACCACCCTCTGGGTTGACGTACAGATGGGGGCGACCGGGTGCGGTGACTTCGACACAGAGGTAGCCGTCGCCGGTTCCGCCGCCCTTGCCGCGCAGCCAGTCGCGCGACACCAGCAGCCTGCGCGTGAAGGCGTCGAACTCGGCGGCAGTGAGTTCCTTGGTTTCGGTGACGTAGACCTTGCACTGATCGCCTCCGCCCAGTTCGCTGAGATCGGCAGGTTTGCGGGCAAATGGCAGGCGGACGCTGAGTTCTTCGACTTGCAGGGCTGTGTCGCCAAACTGCAGGGTGCGCAGGCTGCGCTCGATGGTGATGGTCATGGTGGTCATGGCGTTTTCCCTTGTGTGGCGTCGTCAATCACGACACCAGCATGAACGCGCTGTTCAAGCAGGAAGCCAAGCTATTCCTGGCCTCCTGCTTGATGTTTTTTCACTGGGCGGCGCGGATGCGCACCAGCTCGGCCTGCGCGGTGGCGCTCATGTCCAGGCGCACGTTACTCGGGACGTAGGTGGCAAGGTGCCCGAGCGCCCAGTTGAGCACGTTGGCCTTGTCCTTGATGTCCTCCGCGCCCTCGTAGCGGGTGATGTAGTGGTCGAGCTCGGCCAGGGCGCGCTCCAGCGTGGCGCGAGCGTTGGCCAGCGCATCGTGGCCGCTGCGGGTGGCATATTCGATCTCGTAATCGGCTTGGGATTTCATGGTGCGTTCTCCTTGGGGTGGTTGCTTGCGACACCCACATGAACGCGCTGGTGGCGAGAGAAGCCAAGCTATTTCCGGCCTCTCTCGCCATCATTTTTCAGGCGATGCGGTAGACCCGTTCGCCGCCCTGCGGCTTGTCCGACGTGATGGTCAGGCCGAGCTTTTTCTTGAAGGCTCCGGCGAAGGTGCCGCGCACCGTGTGCGCCTGCCAGCCGGTGACGGTGCAGATCTGGCCGATGGTCGCACCCTCGGGACGTTGCAGCATTCGGATCACTTCGGCCTGCTTGCTGTTGTCGCGGGTGCGGGGCTTGGCCTGTGCCGTGACGGCGTTCTTGGCCCACTCGGCCTCACACGCGGCCACGTCGGCCTCCAACTCGGCGTCAGTGGTCTGCGGTGCTGCGGTGGCTTGCGGCGCGTCCCGCGCCGCTTCGGCGTTGGCGATGATCGCGTCGAGGTTGGCCTCGAATTGGGAGACGCGCGTGGCGTTGACGCTCGGGCGCTTCATGCCCAAGGCGTCGTAGCCCTCGGCGGCGACGCACCAGCCCTCGCCATCGGGCGTGATCAGGGCGCGGTTGAACAGGCCGTCGAGCACCTTTTTGCGTGCGCCGCCTTTGATGTTGTCGGGGAACCATTCGATCTTGCCCGCGCTTGTGTTGATGGCCTTGGCGAGGATGGCGTGCTGGGCCGGGGTGAGTTGGGTGGTGGTCATTTGCTGTTCCTTCGGGGTGGTGGATGACGATGTGATGAACGCGCTGTTCGGCAGTGAAGCCAAGCGCCTTCTGCTTGGCTTCGTTGCTTTCCGATCAGTTCTTGGCGATCTCGGATTCCGTGGCCTTCGGCATCGCCGCGCCCAGTTCGACGCCCGCCTTGAAGGCCGCTTCCAGCGCGTCCCGGATGCACCACACCGCCGTGTCGTGGAAGTCCAGGCTGTCGGCGTGGCGGGTTTGCAGGGTGTCGAGGCCCAGATGCTTCTGGGCGATCAGGGTGAGGATGGTGTCGATCTGGCTCATGGCTTCGTCC